TACTTAATTAAAAGCTACATTTAAAAATCACATATATACTGTAGGCTCTCTTGCGCTCTATTAAAATGTATTGTATAAAAGACACACTATACATTTTAACAATTTATAAATGTAGACGCGTATAGTCGACTTCCCTAGGGACTACATTTAAAATATCTAGGAGGATATTAATATGGCAAATACAACATTTACAGGAAATGTAAGAGCTAACGGAGATGGTTCTAGAAACACTAGAGCTGGAAGCATGCTAATGGCTGCAACCTTTCACGTTCCAAACACTAATGCAGCAGCAGGAACTTCTTGTCAAGTTTCAGCAACTGATACATCAGCGGTAGTTTTACCAAAAGGATGTATTGTTGACATGATTGTTTTTAAAGGTGATGGTGCAGGTGGTGCAGTAATCGATATCGGTTATGCAGACATTTCAACTGGAGCAGCATTAGTTAATACTGATGGTTTTGCAGATAACATTCCATCTGATGGTTTTACTACTCACGGATTAGGAACAACTATTTTACCAGGTGGTATTTTAGAAAACAATGCAGCAGCAGCTGCATCTGGTGTTGACATGGGTATTGTAGAAATGACTCAACAAGTTAAACTTGTTGCAGGAGTTGCGGCTGGTGGTGGAGCTGGAACTATGACTGGTCAAGTTTACTATCATATCAATGACGCTGGAAACGAATCTGCGTAATTAAATAATTAAGTGTGGGCTCCGGCCCACACAAAATTTAAGGAGAAACAATGTCAGGATATACAAGTGATCAAACAACATTAAATAAAACTACAGGTGCTGTAAGTCTTTTAAGAGCAGCTAGAACAAGAGTTACTTCTATCCAAGGTAAAGGCGAAGCAGGTTCTGTTTTACTTTTACACGATTCAGCTACAACAGGTGGAACAGGTGCAGGTAATTTAAAAGCTACTTATAAATTTGAAACAGAAGGATTAGAGGTTTATATACCTGGTTCTGGTATTTTGTTTGAAAACGGAGTTTGTGCAACTTTAACACAAACGTCTGGTACAGACGGAAGCGTTACCATGACAATTACAGGAGCGTAGGAGACTAAAGTGGCTACAATAACTTACAAAGTAACCGTAGCAACGGGGACTAATCAATATGGTACCGGTAATAAATTTTATATTAACGGAGAGGCTAATGTTGTCTTATATTTACAAGAAGGCAACACTTACATTTTTGATCAGTCAGATCCAAGCAATGCAGTTGGTGGTGTTCACCAATTAGCTTTTTCAACTACAGCTAATGGAACACACGCAACTCCAGCAGGTACAGCCTATACTACAGGTGTAACTTCAACTGGAACACCTGGAAATGCAGGAGCACAAACAACTTTTAATGTTGCACCGGTTAGAACTACAGGCGCTCCATTATTATTTTATTACTGTACTCTTCATAGTGGTATGGGTAATACTGCTCAAACTATTTCACCAACTTCTGAAACTACAGAATTTAATCCACAAATGGATGAAATTATTGAAGAGGCTTATGAAAGAACTGGTGTTAGAGGAGTTAGAACAGGTTATCAATTAAGATCTGCAAGAAGATCATTAAACATAATGTTTCAAGAATGGGGTAATAGAGGAGTTCATTTATGGAAAGTAAAACTAGCTAAAGTTCCACTAGTTGAAGGACAAGCAGAATATAGTTTTGCAGCAGATTCAGAAAATTTTCCAGAAGATATTAGTGATGTATTAGAAGCTTACTATAGAAATAATTCTACAACAACTGCACCACAAGATATTGCTCTTACTAAAATAGACAGATCAACATATTCACAAACACCAAACAAATTAGCTAAAGGCACACCCTCACAATATTATGTAGAAAGAAAATTAAATCCAAGTATATTTTTATATACTACACCAAGTTCAAGTGTATCAAGCACAACTACACCAAGTAGTTTTCAATTTTGTTTTTATTATTTATCTAAAATTCAAGATGTTGGAGCGTACAATAATACTTCTGATGTTGTAAATAGATTCTATCCTTGCATGATGTCTGGTCTTGCATATTATTTAAGTTTAAAATATTCACCAGATAGAAGTCAAGAATTAGAACGAAGATATGAAAGTGAATTATTAAGAGCACTTGATGCAGACAATCAAGGTACATCTACTTTCATTTCACCACAAACATTTTATGGAGATGGAGTATAATGGGTAAGTACGCATCAGGTAAACACGCATTAGCAATTTCTGATAGATCGGGAATGGCTTTTCCATATTCTGAAATGGTTAGAGAATGGAATGGTTCATTAGTTCATGTATCAGAGTTTGAAGCAAAGCAACCACAACTTGAACCTAAACCAGTTGGTTCTGATCCACAGGCTTTGTATAATCCAAGACCACAACCGGAATCTAAAACAAGTTTAATATTATTAAACCCTAATCCATTTACAACTGTAATTTCTGGTGGAACAACTTATGTAAATGTTTTTTCAGAAGATCACCAAAGAGCTGCAAATTCTGTAGTAAGATTTAGAGGTAGCCCTCAAGTAACAAGTGCTGGACCTGGAGGTACTGATCCAGCTGATGCAAGAAATTTACAAGCATTTGCAAACATTCCAACTTTTGACAATGTAAGTGATTTAAATAATGCAAATGGTTTTACAATTGCTTTAGGTCAAATAGATTCTGCAGGAAATGTTACTGGTGCAACAACATCAGATTCATTAACAGATCCAATAAATTATTTTTATATAACAAGCACTAGTAATGCTACAACAGGCGGTGTAAAAGGTGGTGGAGCAAACTGTTCAGCAGGACCAGTAACACTTGAGGTAGTAAACGGATAATGGCATACACTTTAACAAACTTACAAGACGATATTAGAAACTATACAGAAGTTAGTGATACTGTATTAAGCACTGCTGTTCTTAATACTATTATTAAAAATGCAGAAAATAGAATTTATAGAGAAATAGATACAGATCAAAATGTATTTTATGCAACTTCAAATGCTATTATTGGAAATAGATATGTAACTATTCCTGATGATTTAAGAGCAATTAGATATGTTCAATTTAAAGACCAAGCTGGTAATCAATATTATTTAGAGCAAAGAGATACTAGTTTTATGGCAGAATATTATTCTACTCCAGGAACACAGGCTGTAGATATTCCAAAATATTATGCTAATTGGGATGAAGAATTTTGGGTACTAGCTCCAACACCTGATAAAACTTATGAAATTACTATATCATACGATAAGGAGCCAGAAACAATTACAGATACAACATCAGCTCCCGCTCCAGCTACAAATGGAACTTATCTGTCAAACAAATATCAAGATTTACTTTTATACGCTTGTCTGATAAATACATATGCATACTTGAAAGGCCCACAGGATATGTTACAATACTACCAACAGGCTTATACACAAGCAATTGAATCGTACGCTATCGAGCAAATCGGTATCAGACGCAGAGACGAATATCAGGATGGTGAAGTTCGTGCTCAACTAAACGTAAAACCACCATCAAGTAATTAAGGAGATAAAATAATATGGCAAATATAATACCA